TTGGAACCAGCGGTGATACGACCAAGACCTTGTGCAGTGCCTTCGGCGAATGGGTTGGCGACCATGCCGTAGCGGGTCTTGAAGCCAATCTTGGGCTGGAAGGTGTCCTGACCAACGGCACGAACCATCTGGAGTGGAACGTAAGGGCAGTAGAATAGACCTGCGTCGTAAGGGGAGGAACCCTTATAACCCATGACGTAGTACTGGTCGGCGCTTAGGTTAGCAGCGAATGGATCGATGTAAACACGGAAGCGACCATTTAGAACACCAGCGAAGGTGTTACCAGTGTCATCTACGGTTAGGTTAGCACTTAGTGCTGGGGTGTAGTCAAGTTGACCAGCAGCGGCGAGAGCAGAAGCAACGTCAGCAGAGCAAAGGATGATGTTGCCCTTCCCGCGACGAGTTCTCTGTGCGATAGCGTTGGCATCACGCTCTAGCTGGAACATCATACCCTTGAACTTCTCAACCATCCAACGTCCGTTGGAGTCAACGTCGAGGTCAAACACACCGCCAGTGGCGACGTTAGTCTGAGCACCGGGTTCTGCAGCCTTATAGATGGTGCGGATGATCTCGCGGTTGATCTCAGCAAGAATCTCAGTGCTGAGGATGTTGGCGAGTTCAGCCTCGGCGTCTAGACCGTGGATCGCCTTGAGGTCCTGTGCTAGTTCTAGGGAGTACTCAGCTTTGAGTGCTCTGGAGCGAGCAGCAACAGTGACCTTCTCGATGCTGAACGACATCTCGCGGAAGTCGTTGTCAGAAGCATCGCCAAGACGCTCAAGTTTTTGGGTGTCAAAACCTTGACCGACGTTGTAGTCGCGACCAGCACCACCATTTAGGATGGATGGGTTGGTACCGTTCTGAGCAGTTGTACCGAAACCGACAGAAGAACCGTCGTTAGTGGCACCACCAAGAACGTAATCGCCTTGATCTCCGAAGGAAGCATCGCTGTCCTGAGCGGAGAATGCAGAATCAGGCTCGTTGAAGAATGCTTCTGTGCCGTTCTGGTTGTCGTAACGGGTTCTCATCGCAAAGATGAGACCTGTTGGTGCATTCATTGGCTGAACGCCTGCTAGGTCATAAGCGACCAAGTTAGGCATTGCACGACGAATCAAGCTGATGAGAACAGGATCGAAACCTGCGATTGGACCGGCATCAGCAGAACCGCCGGAGAAACCTGGAGTGCCAGCAGATGCGCCGCCGTTACCTAGGGATGTTGTTGGAGGTGCTTCAGTTAGAAGACCACGCTCTTCACGTAGAAAACGCTCTTGGTTTTCGAGAAGTTGGGCTGTAACCGCCTTACGATGCTTATCCTTGATTGAATCAAGACCTTCAGCTTCGAGAAGGGGTGCCCACTTCTGCTGGAGTGCAGAAGAATTGAACATTGGGAATCTCCTTTTAGGGAAGTTTTAGTTAATTTAGTTGAACTGAGTTAGGGCACGAAGGTAAGAAGACATTGCTGGGGAGTAATCCTCAACTGCTTCCTCCGAGATAACTTCTTGCGACTCTGTTACAGGCTTTTGTGCGAAGTATGCTTCGCGAAGCGTAACAAGTTTTTCGCGGTACTGTTCTTCACTTTCAAACTCAACACCTTCAGCGAGACCTGCAAGTTTTTCCTTCTGGGAAAGTGCAAGACCTTCACATACTTCATCAAGGATGTTGTCAGAAACAGACTCACTTAGACGCTGCGTTAGCGAAACGTTAGTGTCAATCTGCTCGTTGAGCTTGGTTTCCATTTCATCAAGTTTTTCGACCATAGCCTCAAGAACATTATATTTTTCTTCAGGGACGGATACATAATGTTCTTCAAAAAGGTTCTTGAGACCTGTCATGAATGACTCCGAGAGTTCACCACGGAGACCATTCTTGACGGATAGTTCGTTTTCGTTGATCCATTCCTGGGCAACGTACTCTAGGTATCCGTCAACGCGCTCAGTAAGTTCAGTCTTGATTGCTTCTACTTGCTCTACAAGTGTCTGCTCATACTGAGCTTCGACTGCTTCTTTAACGGAAGCAATCTTAGCTTTAACTACTGCTTCAAATACGGTTCTTGCTTTCTCTTGGAATTCTTCGGAAAGCTCTTCGCCATCAAGGAGTGCAGCAACGTCTTCGGAAAGATCTAGTTCTTCTTCAGACTCAACTTCCTCGTTAGCACCTTTGCCGTAACCGGTGGCAGTCATACCGACAGGACCATTAGGACCGTCCATCTGAACTGTGCCTGCCGCACCCTTATACTGCGGGTCGCCAGAAGAGGCGAGTTTCGCAGAAGGTGTCTTTAGCTTGTTGCTATTGTCCGTTGGTCTAGAATTCGTAGGGGTAGGACCACCTAGATCTTCAACCGCACCAGCATCAGGAACGTAGTTGGGAGCCTTCGGCATTGGATCCGCAGACTTGGCACCCTTAGTTACCTGATTCTCCATTTCATGTAGTTCGTTATTAGCGGTCATTTGATAGTTTCCGAGAATACCGTATTTCTTTTATTATTTATAGATTAAAGGTTTGATAGGAAGTCTGCAAAAAGGCGCATCCTATTTGCCTCTAGGATCTCTCTGTCAAGAGTGATAGTATTATTTATCTCCTTTTTGATCTCTTCACATTTTGCTTCGCGTAAAACGCCGCCTTCCCATACCCATTCTTTGCCTTCCATGATGCCATCAACGAAAGCATCAGGGGCAGAAGGATCGGCAACAATGTCAGCAGCAGTGGCGAGCATGAAGTCTTCACCGACAATATTTACGCCATCTTTACTCATCATCGAACCCATGCCGCGAGAGGAGACACCCAACTTAACCCCATCTGCCAGAAGGGATTCGGCGATCTTACCCATTGGTGTGGTAAGGATCTGTGCCTTGCCAATAAAGTTATTACCTTCTTGGCGTAGTTCTACAATCTTATGCGACACGCGGTCCAAGTTGATCTGTGGACCATCGGGGTGACCGAGTTCACCAAGAGCACGACCTTTGGAAACGAAGTTTTCGGTGTAACGCTTGACCTCGTTTACCATCGTGTTGATGGGATACATTCTCTTATTGCGGTTTACTACTTCCGCCTGAAGGAATGGACCCTGAATATACAGAGTCTTCTTACCGTCTTTTTCTTCGGTAAGAATATCAACTGATTCGATTTCTTCTGAGATTAGTTTCATCCTAGTTGAACCTCGCTGATGTACATATCACATCCGCTACTAGAATCTCCTTTGACTAGTGGAATAACGGACTTACTAATCGTTGCCTCGCCACTGAAAGCAGCGTGACCAGTATTTGTATTTGCATCTAGTGTAATCACCATTGCATAATCATTCCACCTTTGAGGTGTAGAGACACCAGTAACTTCCACATGTTTTAGTGTGGTGTTATAGATGCTTGGAGTTGCACCAGTCATAGTTACATAATCACCAACCTTGATTTTGGTATCAGGGTGGTTGATCGTTAGACCCGTACTTGTTCCGGTAGAAATACCAGTTACGGTAGCAGAAGCAGCGTGACCATATCTAAACAGAAGATCACCCTGTTTGTTCACATGGATGGATGATACTCCGACATTGGATGTCGTGGTATTACAAACACCTACATGACCACCAGCTTTTGAAGCAGCAGCAGAAGCGTGTAGGATACCTGTCTGGACAATAAAACTATCACTTACAACACGAGTTGTATTGCTAGTTGATAACAGTCCAAGGTCTTGGACCTGTTTGATTGGTTGCGCGGCGCTCATTCTTCCTCTTGGGATTCAGGTTCTACTTCGGGTTCAGTTTCTACTTCAGCCTCAACTTCTGTTTCAACCTCTGCTTCAGCTTCAGGTTCAGGTGCGGGTGCTTCTGGTTTGTCACCAAAAAGACCTGCAGATACTTCTGGTTTCAGAGCATCAACCTTTTCGCCAGACTTGGTATAAAGAAGACCTTTGATATAATCGGACACTTCTAGAGAAGAAGCATCACCGCCCACAATCTTGTCAATCAGTTCAGCAGAATCCATAATTAGCATAAAGTGATATATTTATTTATCAGTTAGATCTTTGCTTTTTTGATATCGATGCCTGGAGCATCAGTCGCTGACTCATCAGGCGCAGAATCCTTAGGTGTTTTTCCTAGATTCGTGGTTGCACCATCCATCTGCATTTGACCCTGCATCATCATCTGCTGAGTCTCAAGAGGTACCCCTGTACCCTCCGCATTTTCTTTCTCCATTTCAGCTTCCATCTCCATGATCTCCTCATCCGTTTGACGAAGGATCTTACGCTTAACATAGTCTCTACTGTAATAAGTACCTATGTAGGGTTCGATCTGAACCATCACGTTGAGACGCTCATTCATGAGTTCAGTCTCTTTCATCTCCGCAAAGTGATTGTCGTAGATGTAATCGAACTGAATATGCTCCGCCATCTTCTCCCAATCGTCTGGGGTGACAACGTTCTTGAGGATCAGTTGCGTCTTAAGTAGATCCAAGAACAGAGCAGAAAAACGCTTGCGGAGACGACCCACAAACTTGGAGAACATAAGTTCATCACGAAGGATCTCGCTACTTCT